CGGAGGGGCACAAGTTCGTTGTATCGGATTTCTCTGCTATTGAGGCCCGTGTGATTGCCTGGCTGGCGGGGGAACAGTGGGTCAATGAGGTATTTGCCACCCATGGGAAGATCTATGAAGCAACCGCGGCACAGATGTTTGGCGTGCCGGTGGACCGGATCGCAAAGGGCAACCCGGAATACTCCCTCCGCCAGAAAGGAAAGGTGGCAACGCTGGCCCTTGGCTACCAGGGAGGGACTTCGGCCCTGATCGCCATGGGGGCCCTGAACATGGGCCTTACAGAGGACGAACTCCCGGACATCGTAACCCGGTGGAGGCAGGCCAACCCGCGGATCCGGGACCTGTGGTATGCAGTGGAGAACGCGGCCCTTGCGGTGATGCAGACCGCGCAGCCCCAGGCTATCTATGGCCTGATCTTCGCCCTTGAGGGGGACATCCTGTACGGCCAGACCTTCCTCACCGTGCGCCTGCCAAGCGGCAGGAAATTGTTCTACCCGAAACCGTTTTTAAAAGAGAACCCGTTCGGGAAACTGGCGCTTCATTATTACACAGTGGGCCAGCAGACAAGGAAGTGGGAGGTGGCGTCCACCTACGGCGGGAAACTGACGGAGAACATTGTGCAGGCGATTGCGCGGGACTGCCTGGCAGTTACGCTGGAACGGATCGCAGAAAAGGGCCTGCAGGTGGTATTCCATGTGCACGATGAGGTGATCATTGACGCCCCTATGAAGACCACAGTGGAAGAGATCTGTGATCTGATGGCAGAACCGATTGACTGGGCTCCGGGCCTGATCCTAAAGGGCGCAGGCTTTGAGAGTAGTTATTACATGAAGGATTAAGAGGAGGAAAGGGAAGATGCAGTATAACAGGATGCTGCGGATCAGCACCGCGGGGAGCAGGAAGGCCACACACTGGCCTAAAAGTGAGATCCTGTGGTCCGAGTTCGTGGACTGAAAACACCGGTCCGGGGCGTGGAAACCCTGGAAGAGTACCTGGCCCTCCCAAAGTCCAGGCAGGACGAGTTAAAGGATGCAGGCGGCTTTGTGGGAGGCACCTTTGCCGGGGACCGCAGGAAGGCCGCCAACGTGGAAGGTCGTGACCTGGTCACTCTGGATCTCGACAATATCCCCGCCGGACAGACGGAGGATATCCTGCGCCGCGTGGAAGGGCTGGGCTGTGCAGCAGCCGTCTACAGTACCAGAAAGCACGCAGGCTATGCTCCGAGGCTCCGTGTGGTGGTCCCCCTGGACCGGACGGGTACGGCAGATGAGTATGAACCGGCGGCACGGAAACTGGCGTTTTTAATCGGGATTGGCTTTTGTGACCCGACCACCTTTGAGGCCTCCAGGCTGATGTACTGGGCCAGCTGCTGTGCGGACAGCCAGTATGTGTGTGAATCCTATGACCGGCCGTTCTGCAGCCTGGACGGGCTCCTGTCCATGTATGGGGATTGGCATGATATCGCCCAGTGGCCCCAGGTGCCGGGCAGTGAAGCAGTAGAACGGCGCCGGCTGGCAAAGCAGGAGGATCCAACCCGGAAACGGGGGGTGATCGGAGCCTTCTGCCGCACCTACAGCATCACGCAGGCCATGGAGCACTTTATCCCTGGAATGTACGAGGAGACCAGCATCCCGGGGAGATACACCTATACAGGGGGCTCCACAGTGGGCGGCGCCGTAGTCTATGACGGGGATCTGTTTTTATATTCCCACCATGCAACCGACCCGTGCAGCGGGCAGCTGGTCAATGCGTTCGATCTGGTGCGCCTGCATATGTATGGGGACCGCGACAGCGAGGCAAAGGAGGGTACGCCGGCCAGCAAGATGCCGTCTTTCATGGCTATGAGCCGGCTGGCGCTGGAGGATAAGCAGGTGTCCGACCTGATATCCGTGGAACGCCTTGAGAAGGCGAAGCAGACGTTCCAGGCACCGGAGAACCCGCAGGCAGACAGCGGGCCGGACTATGACCTGTCCTGGCTGCCGAAGCTTACAAAGGACAGCCAGGGAAGATATGAGAAGACGATCAATAATGCCGTGGTCGTACTGGAGAATGACCCGCTGTTAAAAGGCCGGATCGTGACGGATGAATTTGCCAGCTGCGGCATGATCCTGGGACGTGTCCCGTGGGATCAGAGAGAAGAAAAACGGCGCTGGAAGGATGTGGATGACGCCGGGTTCTACCGCTATGTGGAAGTATTCTATGGCCTTACGGGCCGTGAGAAACTGGACAATGCGCTGATGCTGGTAAGCGCCCAGAACCGGATCAATGACGTAAAGCAGTATCTGCAGGGCCTTACATGGGACGGAGTGAAACGCCTGGACACGCTGCTGTCAGAATACCTGGGGGCGGAGGATACGGCCTACACCCGGGCCGTGATGCGCAAGTCCCTGTGCGCGGCGGTAGGCCGGGCAGTGACCGGAGGGATCAAGTATGATTATATGCCGATCTTTACGGGGCCGCAGGGCATTGGGAAGAGCACGTTCCTGCGGATCCTCGGGAAGGACTGGTTCAGCGATTCCCTGACAACGTTTGAGGGGAAGGAGGCGGCGGAGCTGATCCAGGGGACATGGATCAACGAGATCGGGGAGCTGAGTGCCTTCACAAAGCAGGAGACCCAGGTCATTAAACAGTTTTTAAGCAAGACGGATGATATCTACCGGGCAGCATACGGCCGGAGGACGGACAAGTACCCCAGACGGTGCGTGTTCTTCGGTACATCCAATGACAGCGAGTTTTTAAAAGACGCCACGGGGAACCGGCGTTTCTGGCCGGTGGATGTGGGCGTCCATCCCGCGAAAAAGTCCGTGTGGAACCAGCTGCCGCTTGAGGTAGACCAGATCTGGGCGGAGGCCTATCTGTACTGGACCATGGGGGAACCCCTGTATCTGCCAAATGAGATCGAAACCCTGGCGAAGGACCAGCAGGAAAAACACAGGGAATCATCGGGAAAGGAAGGTATTATCCTGGACTTTCTGGAACGGGAGATCCCTTCAAACTGGGAAACCCTGGATCTTCAGAAACGGAGGATCTTCTGGAATGGAAACATGAGGCTGGAGGATGGAGTAGAGCTGATTCCCAGGGAAAAGGTTTGTGCAGCGGAAATCTGGGTGGAGTGTTTCGGGAGTGAACTGAAATACATGAAGCGGTCAGACAGCACAGAGATCAACAATATCCTGCTGTGCCTGAAAGGGTGGGAGCGGATTAAAACCCCGCGGAGATTTGGGACTTATGGACAACAGAGAGGATTTGAACGAGTGACTACATAGGCCTGACTACAAAGGAGATTTGTTTGTAGTCATGTAGAAAGTGAAAACTACAGAACTACAACTTGTAGTCAGTGTTTGTAGTCGGCGCAAAGCCTTATAAACAAAAGGAATTATACTATATGACTACATTGACTACAAACTTCTATATAGAGTTAAAAAATATATAAAAATATAGTACATACGCATACATACACACACATAAATAAAACACACACATACACGTGTACGTGAGGAAGGTAGTCAAAGCATGAGAGAAAAGGACATTGAGAAGGTCCTGGTGGCCGAAGTAAAGAAACTGGGCGG